GTGCGGGCGATGATGGAGGCGGATTTCCCGTCGAAGTCAAAGCCCGGTCTTGAAGCAGATGACGTGATGGGCATCCTCTCAACGTGGAAAGGTTACTTGCCCAACCACGAGAAAATAATCGTTTCGTCCGACAAGGACATGGCGACAATCCCCGGCCTGCACTTCAATCATGACAAAGATAACGAACCCCGCTTCATCACCCAACAGCAAGCCGATTACACCCATCTCCGACAAACTCTCACAGGCGATACATGCGACGGCTACAAAGGTTGTCCGGGAGTGGGGCCAGTCCGTGCTGACCGCTTCCTCGCCTCCCCCACTGCCTCCAGTGCCAACACCTCCAGTGCTGGAAGTGCTGCCAAAGACGTACGGCTTTGGGATCGGGTCGTGTCAGTTTTCAACTCCAAAGGACTGACTGAAGCCGATGCTCTCGTTCAAGCCCGCCTCGCTCGCATTCTGCGTGCCGAGGATTACGACTTCGTGAACCAGACGGTCAAACTATGGACGCCCTCTACCACGGACTCAAAATGATTGACCCCTTTATCGCAGGAATGATCTGCGGCGTGACAGCGACGCTCTTCGCTGTAGTTCTCCTCCGAAAATAAAACATGCCTCAATGCACAGATTGTGTACCCCACATCGCCATTTGGTACCAACCAGTGTCGAAGATGGATCAATGGGTCGCCTGCGGAATCAACACCCTCATCGGGATTGAACGCGAAGGCGGACGCTACACCCAAGCCTTCGTTCGTGCTCAAGCCGCTTCCAAAGGGCTGAAGTACATCGACGTTCCGTCCGCTGACATCGCCGCCGACAACGCCGATCCGAATCTCGTCGCGTTCCTCCAGCCGGATGAACCCGACTTCCGCCGACAGCCGCTCAGTTCGTGGGCCGATCGTTTCACCGCCGTCAAGGCAGTCTCGAACAAGCCGGTCTTCGGCAACTTCTCCGGCCCGCACGTCACTGCCGCTTTCCCGTGGTACAAGGGCACACCCTCGCAAACATGGGCCGGTCACAAAGCGTTCATCCCCTACGCCGACTGGCTCTGCCACGACTGGTATCCGATCAACACCGAACCGTCCCGCTACTGGACGCCGTTCGATGGCCCCGGCCTCATCACGCGTGCGATGGACTTGCTCAACACTTGGAGCAACGGCAAGCCGCAGATGGCTTTCGTCGAGTGCTCCTGGATCAACAAGTCCGCTGCTGGCCCTGACGGCCCGACGCCTGATCAGATGGAGCAGATCGTTCGTGCGATCTGGAATCACCCGTCCGCGATCGGCTGGGCATTCTTCCCGCAACGCGACGCGGTCAACAACCGTACGCCGACGAGCAGCTTCACGTTCGACAACACGACGCCCACGATGCGTACACGCATGACCGAGGTCAACGCTTCGCTGCAGCCCGTGGCTGTGGCACGTCAGCCCCTGTACACGCTGTACGATGACGGGACGTGGGAGGCTGTCTAACCTTGGCGAACCTCACGACTGACAAAGCCGCACGCAAGGCCGCACCAATGGATCGCGGTCTTCTCAAATACTTCCCCAAGGCTCTCGCTGCCGTGGCAACACTCAGCATGGAGTCGAACGAGCAGCACAATCCTGGTGAACCCATGCACTGGGCAAGGGAGAAGTCGAACGATCACGGTGACTGCATCGTCCGCCACCAAGCGGACTCCGGGACGATCGACAACGACGGCCAACGGCACTCGACGAAAGTCGCGTGGCGTGCGTTGGCCCAGTTGGAACTCGAACTCGAAGCGGCGGAGTCGAAGACTGATCCAAGAGACGAATCAGAGAAAGCGTTTGACGCCGCATACTTCCCGCCGTCCTCAAAGCCTGTGGAGTTCGATGCGTATACACGGCAATACCACGGGATTCCTCCCGTTCCCGACGACCACGGCACCGAGGATCAAAAGCTATGACCGAGTGGGACGTGTACTTACTCGGGCCGATGACCGGCTACCCCGAGAACAATCACCCGCTGTTCAACCAGTGGGCGAAGAAGCTCCGGGCTGACGGTCTCTCGGTTCTCAACCCCGCCGAACTCGACATGTGGATGCCGAAGCTCGACAACCCCGAAGACTACTACGCCCGCGACTGCAAGGTGATCTCACTTTGCCGTGGCGGTGTGGCTCTCCCTGGTTGGCGACGATCGCGAGGAGCAACGTGGGAATCTTACACCCTTGGCTCGCTCCTGCGTCGCCCGGTCTTTGAAGGGCCGAACCTCGACATCATCCCCGCCCACCGGCTGCCGCAGATCGTCCATCCTGCGGACAGCCTCTGACCCCTCCCCTCTGCCCACGAGTCCTGCGTTCGTGCTGTGCGGATAGAAACCCCTTCCAGTCACTCCGACTGGTTGGGGTTTTTAACCGCCGCTGCACCGGGGGGTTGGCACCTAATTCCGTCCCGTTCCACTTCCGAAAGACCATGCCTGCCGACTTCCCCCTCATTCCGGAAGACTTGGCGAAGGAGTTAGACCGTCGCTTCCCCGAGAAGTGTCCCGACCCCACGAAGACAAGTCGTGAAATCTGGATGCAGGCCGGGCGACGCGATGTGGTTCGCTTCCTTCTCGACAAGTTCCGGAAGCAACTCGAACCCAAAGGCCAACTTCATGTGCGTGTTTAACTCTCCGAAAGTTCCAAAGCCTCCTCCCGCTCCCGTCATCCCGCCCCCGCCTCCCGCTCCTGATGCGAACTCACAGCTTGCTCCCCTCACCGGGCCAAAGGCTGCCGCTCGTAAACCTGCGGCGACGCTCGGTTCATTCCGGCGAGACCTGACGATTCAAGGCGGCTACAGCGGGCTGAATATCCCGCGATGACAAACGATACGACTACCGCCAAACAACGCTACGAACAGTTGGCCCGGCAACGCCAACCGTTCCTCGACCGAGCACGCGACTGTGCTGCACTCACCATTCCGGCGTTGCTCCCCCAAGAGGGATTCAATTCCTCTTCCGACCTGCCCAACCCTTATCAGTCGCTGGGGGCAAGGGGCGTGAACAATCTGTCTTCCAAGATGATGCTCACGCTCCTGCCTCCTTCCGCTTCGTTCTTTCGCTTCGCGATGGAACCGAGCATCGAAGAGCAGCTTGACGAAAAGGGCAAGACCGCGTTCGACCTCGCGTTGAGTAAAGCTGAACAAGCCGTGCTCGGCGAGATCGAGAAGCGATCCGTCCGTACGTCCGCCGTTGAACAGTTCAAGCACGAGATCGTCACTGGTAACTGCCTTGTGCAGTACAGTGAAGACCGCTCGACCCGCGTGTTCCCGCTGACCCAATACGTTGTGAAGCGTGACACCGCTGGCAACGTGCTTGAGATCATCATCAAGGAAGTGATCTCCGCTCTGGCCCTGAAGAAAGAGTTCCGCGAGCAGATCAAGGAACACCTTCAGAACGATGGGCGTGCAAAGGAAAGTGACGAGATCGATGTGTACACCCGCATCTGTCTCGAAGACGACAAGACGTACTACATTCACCAAGAAGTGTTCGGCATCGAAGTGCCTGGGACTGAAGGTGAATACCCGAAAGACAAACTCCCGTGGATTCCGTACCGCTGGCGAATCGTTGACGGTCAGGACTACGGGCGATCCTACGTCGAGGAATACCTCGGCGATCTGCAGAGCTACAACGCTCTGAACAAATCAGTGGTCGAAGCTGCCGCAATCACGGCTCGACTCCTGTGGCTTGTGAATCCGAACAGCGTGGTCGATGAAGACGACGTTGTCTCCAAGCCGAACGGTTCTTCAATCCCCGGCGTCGAAGGCGACGTTGTGGCATTGCAGGCCGACAAGCGTGCCGACCTCCAAGTCAGCATGACGATGATCGAGAATCTTGAGAAGCGGCTGTCACACGCCTTCCTGCTCAATTCCTCGATCCAGCGTTCCGGCGAACGCGTTACGGCTGAAGAAATTCGCTACATGGCGACCGAGTTGGAAAACACTCTCGGCGGCGTGTACTCCACCATGAGCACACAGTTCCAGCTTCCGCTGGTTCAACTGATGATGGCTCAGATGTCGAAGGCGGGTCTCCTCCCCGAGCTACCGAAGGACGCCGTCACTCCGACGATCGTCACCGGCCTGGACGCCCTGGGCCGCACGCATCAACTCGCCCGTCTCGACACGTTCGTTGACGGTGCGTCTGAACGGTTCGGCCCCGAAGTGGTGGCCCGCTCGATCCACATGGACGAGTACATGAACCGCCGTGCCGCCGCTCTCGGCATCGATCCCAAGGGTCTCATCAAGACGCCCGAAGAGATGCAAGCAGAGCAAACGCAGGCCAGCAACCAAGCCCTCACTGAGAAGCTTGGCCCGCAGGTCATCAAAGGGATGTCCGACAGTGTGAACATGCAACAGCAACAAGCGACTGATGTCTGATACTCTCTCCATCTCCGTCCCCTCGCCCGCGAGCGGGATGTTGAAACCCGGTCAGGAACTTCCCCCCGAACCCGGCCAACCGAATACTCCTCCGACTCCTCCCGCTGAACCGGCACCGGTTACGCCTCCGGCTGAACCGCCCGCCCCGCCCGCTGAGTTGGACTTGACTCCCTTCGAGAAAGAGTACGCCGAAACCGGCAAGCTCTCCGACGAAACCTTCGAGAAGCTGAAGACGGAGCATCGTCTCCCTCGTGCTCTCATCGAAGGCTACATCGCTCACCGCCACGCTCAGGTGCAACAGTTCCAAACGGAAGTGATGCAATCTGTCGGCGGTCAGGAACAATACACCAAGCTCACGCAGTGGGCGGCTGAAAAGCTTCCCGCTGCTGAGACCGAGGCGTACAACCAAGTCATGCAGTCGGGCAACCCTGAGACAATCAAGCTCGCCGTCGCGGGTCTGAACGCCAAGTTCACCGCCCAGCACGGTCAAGCTCCGAAGCTTGTCGGTGGTGCTCCCGGCCCATCCGGCCCCGCCCCCTATCGAAGCCTGGGCGAAGTGACTGCGGCGATGCGTGATCCTCGGTATCAAACCGATGAAGCGTATCGCAACGAAGTCATCGCCCGACTCGATCGATCCGACGTGTACCGATGAGGCGACTCTTCTGGCGACTCTTCCCGATCTTCTTCCCGCTGTTCTCGATCGCATGCTCGACCACCACCATCAAACGTGGTGACCTCGAAGTCACACGCACCGCGTTCCTTTGGGAGACCTCGATCGGCGAGATCGATTACTCCAACCAATCCGAGACTTTCAAACTGCATGACGTGAAGACGCTGTCAAAGGCTCAGATCGCCACGCTGGTTAAAGCTCTCGCTCCCCTCCTGCTCCTCCCATGAACAAAACACAAGTTCTCCGACTCCGCTTCAAGGTTGCCAACAAAGACAACCTAATCGAGCGGAAGATTGCCGAACTCGATCCGCCGCACCTGCACTCGCACGTCGAGTTGCAGTTCCCGGATGAATCGTCCTTCTCCTCGCGTGCCTTCGCGTCCAACGACGGTCAGAAGAAACGCAATGGTACTTCCTTCGCCAACATCGACTACGCACACGGCAACTGGAACACGGTCGAGATTCCCGTCACTGACGACGAACTCGTTGTGGTTCACGCTTGGTGTGTTGGTGAAGACGGCGAAGAGTACGACTTCAAAGGTGCTACTAAGCTGAAGTTCGATTTGTGGTTGCTCGGGCAAGACCCCAACAAGTGGTTCTGCTCTGAAGTCGCCGCGACGGCGTGTCAACAGATCGGTTGGTTCAGGGATTTGGTGTCGCACAAGACTTCGCCCGATTTGCTCTACGCAGCGGCCCTCGAAGTCTTTGATCCTCCCCTCTTCCGAAAACTACTCCGATGACCATCCAATTCGACACCCTGTCTTCTGCCGCATCGTCTACCGTGGTTAATCCCACTCGCGAAGCGACTGAAGGCGTCTTCCAAGTTGAAATCTCCGCGACCGCAACCGCCAAACTACAAGGTCGCACCAGTTCCCTCGCAGCGTGGGTTGACATCGATACCTGGACGGCAAGCGGTGCGAAAATCGTCGCACTGTTTCCCGACATGCGTGTCACTGTTTCCTCCTACGGCTCAGGCACGATCAAGTCATGGCTCTCTGAGCCTGACCCCGAGTAATGGAACGCGATCTTACACGCGGGCTATCCCGTGCGTTGAGTCGTGGCCTTGCTTCATCGTTTGGCCCCAGTGATGCCTTGGGCATCTTTGGGTCAGCCCTTTGGGGCTGGTACGACCTCACGCAGGAAACCGGCTACTCAACTGACGACCCGCTTGACTACCTCCTGGACTTCTCAGGAAACGAGCGAACCATCTCGGTTATCGCTGGCGAAGTTACCTACGCGTCTGACGGACTCGGGGGAGCGTCGTACCCCACGGCGTACCTCCGCACTGCCCGTGCTGCCTCAAGTGTCATTGCCCTGGTTCAACCACTCTCTTTGTTTCTTGTCGCCAAGACCCCCACCGCAGGTGTGGCTGGTAACGAGACCATGATTGATGGAACGACCGGCAACACCATGCGGTTCTTCACGTCCAACGCGACCGACTATGCACTCTACGGCGGATCACAGATCACGGCGACAGGCGACTACACCTCGTCGAAAGCCTTGTTTGAAATTCGCTTCAACGGTGCGTCCAGTTACCTAAAGATCAACGGCGTCACCCACGTCACTGGTAATGCGGGGGCTGCTTCACCGAACGGAGTCAACCTTGGCTCATACGGCGGCATCTCCACTGCTCACGGCGATCTAGACCTCGGCGAACTCATCGTCGTCTCAGGCACCCCCACCGCCGATCAGATCGCCGCCATCTCGGACGTGCTGAACGACAAATGGGGCATGTAAGGACACATGAAATTCTACTTCGATAACACCTACGGTCGAATCCTCGACCCGCACTTCCACAGTGCGAACCGCGTCGCTGCCATCCCCGGCTTACTCCCGCTCAACGTGTACTACGTCGGGCAGACCAAGAACGCCAAGGGCGAGACGATCGATCACGCCAACCGTGCGTCGGTCATGTCCTGGGCGTCCGAGTTCAAGGGCAAAAAGATTCCCGTGCTCTTCGACAACGAGACACCGGACATCATCACGACGCCGTGGAACAACCCCAATATGGAGGCCAACCTTCGTCGCTGCCATCAGTTCGCTGACTGGTATCGACAGGCTGATCCCGCTGCTCGACTCGGTGCGTGGCACGCTGTGCCTGCCGTTCCGGGCGATGCCTCCATCAGCAAAGAAAACTACGCAAAGCTCAACGAGCGGTTGCGTCCGTGGCAAGACAAGCTCGACTTCGCCGTTGCCGAGTTGTACCAGAGCGGTACGATCGAGCAGTGGCATGAGATGCTGCGTTGGCATGTTCCCGAACTGCTGAAGTTCGACCACGAGTCCATCGCCGTCCTCTGCCCCATTCATCAAGTCACAGGCAATCCCCTGTCTGTGGCTGACTTCGAGTTCCAACTCCGAGAAGTTCACCAAGCCGGTTACAACGGCGTGTTCATCTGGATTGGTGCGGACAACCCTGAGTGGTTGCACCCCGGCACTCGAATCTCAAACGCCGTCACCACCGATCTGATCGAAACGATCGAACGTGCGGTCAAGCTCTACTCCTAACCCCTTTCCCTCTCCATCCCCTTAAACTCAAATGAGTAATTTCATAGTTTCCCGTTTCGGCCAGATCAATGCTGCCGGTGCAACCGACGCACTCTTCCTTAAAGTCTTCGCGGGCGAAGTCCTGACGACCTTTGAGCAGGAGAACGTCATGCTTGCTCGCACGATGGTCAAGACCATCTCCAGCGGCAAGTCGGCTCAGTTCCCCGTTACCGGCATCGTGACCGGTGGCTACCACGTTGTCGGCGAAGAGATCAGCGGTCAGGCTACAAAGCAGAACGAAAAGGTCATCTCGATCGACGAACTGCTCGTGTCGTCCGTCTTCCTCGCCAGCATCGAAGAGGCCAAGAATCACTGGGACGCCCGTGCGATCTATACGACTGAGTGCGGTCGCTTCCTCGCCAACACGCTCGACACCAAGCTCCTGCAGGTTGCGATTCTCGCGGCTCGTGCGTCGGCAACGATCACCACGACTGGTTACGGCGGCTCGCAGGTTGCGACGGCCAGCATGGACACCGACAAGGCTGTCCTGAAGGCTGGCTTCCTCACTGCGGCCAAGACGCTGGACACCAAGAACGTCCCGTCTGCCGATCGCCACGCGATCCTCAAGCCCGCTCAGTATTACCTGCTCCTGACCGATAGCGAAATCATCAGCCGCGACTACGATGTCGCTGGCTCAGTTCGCAAAGGCACCGTTCACGAGTACATGGGCTTCCAGATTGCAAAGAGCAATCACGTCCCCTCGACCACGGTCTCGGCTGCAACCGGCGAAAACAACACCTACAGCGGTGCGTTCGGTTCCAGCGTCGCGTCCCTGTTCCAGAAGGGTGCAGTCGGCACCGTCAAGCTCATGGACTTGAGCACCGAGATGGAGAAATCCGTCCGGCATCAAGGCACCCTGGTCGTCGCGAAGTACGCTT